CTTAAGACGAGTATAGCCGTTAGCCATATGGTCAAAAGTCGAAATGTTGTTACCAGGAGTACCCGTCCAGTTGTTAGACGAGAAGGCAGCAACCTTCAGGATGTATGCGTCAATCTTTTCTGCGAGGTTGATAGCGGCATTCTTCAATGCCACACTCTGACGGGCGTCGTTAATATCACGAACAGCCGCAAAATCGCCCCAGCCCATCGAAGTACCGAAGACCTGATTGAGCTGGAATTGTTCCGAACCAAACACGACGTCTTGGACACCGGACGAAAGATCCTGTACACCGTTAGTCGTTTGAGTGATTGCGAAGCGGGGACCGACCTGTTCAACGATAGTCAGTCGGTTACGGTCTTCAATTTCCTTATTGTACTGATTCCAAGTAACTGCGTCAGCGACGGTGAGGTTATTCTGGAAGATAGCAGCAAAGGCGTTGAGGACTAGTTTTGCATTGTCTGCGACAATAGCCATTATTAATGTTCCTTAAAGATTAAGGCCTTCACTTCTTTTTGAAAAAGAGATCAGAGAAGGCGTCGAGATCGTCTGTATCAGGAGCAACCGTCGTGCGAGTCTTAGAACCTTTATTGACTTGCGGAGGAGGCGGAGCTTTTGATACCTTGGCTTCTTTTCGAGTGTTGCCCTTGAACATTGCATTGATTTCACCAAGTGCGAGGGTAGCCGCTTGCGGTCCCAGTTTTACGAACTTTTGTGCTTCATCAATGTTATTTGCAAAATAGTAAAGAACATCCGTGCCATGATCTAGACTCTTAATGGTTTGTACAAGGTAATCGCTATAATTAGCGTCTAGTCCTTCAAACGTAGATTCTAGTTCAATTGTCTTTTCAACAAAATCGTCATACTTTTCATTGACTACAGCAAGCTTTTCAGCCCACTGGTTTTGAAGCTGTTGACGAGCTTCTTGTTCAAAACGCTTGGTTTGTTCTACTCTTTCTTGCTCTTTCTTGGCGTTCCACTCTTCTTCAATAATTGCGCGATTGAAGTCGCGGAGATACTGAGGATCAAACTCACCTAGAGGATATTTATCAGAACCATCAGGGTTCTTATCTTCAGGAGTAGGAGTATTGCTCTTTTGTACCTTAGACTGTTCTACTTCTCGTTTTTGGTTAGCCGTTACTTTGTCAAGTTTACGCTGCAATTCAGCAGCGGCTTCATTAGCTTTACGTTCACGTTCAAGTAGTTCGTTTACTCTTTTTTGAAAAGCGTTGACCTTTTTAGGTTTCTTATCCGTCTCTTCTTTGACTTCCTCGTCAGGCTCGTCTTCAGGAGTATCTTGATCTTCAACTTCAATAGGTTCGTCTTCAACGACAGAGTTGTCGTCAACTACTTCTTCGACTTTTGCTGATGCCTTGCCATTAAACAATGCAGTAAAATCATCAAGGTTGTCAGTATTTGGGTCTACAGAAATAGGTTCGTTAGGTTCATTAGTCATAGCTAAAGTTGCGGTCCTTCACCGATGCTACATTTCTTGGCGAGATAGTGGATTAAGGAGTAGCTTGCCTCATCCGTCTCGAAACTTAGTTGTGTTTAATAAGAAACTGCATAATAGCAGTAGCTAAAATAGAAATACCAATAATGATTGGTGCTAATTTAGTCTTAACGTTGGCTAATTCGATTTGAAGATTGATCCTTTCGTTTCTCTCTTTTTCGATGTCCAAACGGACACTACGAATAGCTTCGGAATGGTCCTGGGCTTCAATTCGAGTAATCCGTTCTTTGACTTCATTAACGTTGTCGTTAATCTTATGTAATATATCCATTAACTCGACCGGAATAGAGGGAAATGACATTATCCGCCTCCAGTCTGAGGTTGGGATTGCTGAGCCAAAGCTTGAGCCTGTTGAGCTTGCTGGGCTTCTTGTTGTTGCCTTTGAAGACTGACATTGTTATGATCCATGGTGTGTTGATGTACCTGATCGGCAATGCCTTTCTGAGCTTCGTGAAGTTGCAATCCTGTATCAAGAATCGTCTTAAGTCCTTGAAGTTCGATATCATTGCCGTCAACCATGTTATCAGACAAAGCCCGAATACGTTGGGTTTCTGCATTATAGATGTCAATCTTAATTTTCTTAAGAGCAATTTCTTTATCAGTTTTAAGACTTTGATTCTCTTGAGCAAGAGCTTGAAGCTGCATTTGCATTTCTTGCAAAGCAGGATCTGGCTTAGTTCTTTCTTCAGGATCAAGGAATTGTTGAGGAATTGTCTTTTGTAGACGCTCCGCAAGTTCTTCTGCACCAGGCCAATCTTGTGCCTTAGCAACAAGATCACCAGCGACTTGAAGAAGCTGAGGCCATACCTGGACGGCATCCATCATACTCTGTGCAGCTTCCTGTCTACGTGTACTATAAGAAGCACCAGTAGAAAGAGCTACGTCATACTTACCGACAGTAAGATCAGGAGATCGAGGATCAGCAGGATCATTGATCTTCAAGAACTTCAATTTCTCGTCTTGACCAATAATACGAATAATTCTCGTACCGTCATAGATTTGAGAAATCAACTGGTTCATGACGTCACCACCTTCAAGAACAGCAGCATTTCCGTTGTCATAATAAGTGATGCTCGCTACGTCACCTTCATGTTGACGAGCAGAAATTGCCCTACCAGATGTTTCGTTGCTCTTAATACCAAGAGAAGCGTCATGAATGCCTGTGACATCTTTCATGTCTTGGACATTGATTTCGGCTTCTTGATGCAAAGCAGTCTGCATCGGAGGAGGAGCAAGTCTTTCAGGAGGAGCAGTTGCGTCGTCGTTGTAGACAATAAGAGGATCTCTAGAGAGGTGAGCCCTTCTAAACTCTTCTTCTCGTCCAGCCACGGCACTGTCAGGAGCAATCCATTGAGCTTTCGGGGCATACCCTAGCTGCTCTGCTGCAACACTTCTCCAGAAGTTTCTAAGACGAACAGAGTCTTTCATCCAGCGTACAAGGCCATAACGGACTTTAGCACCTGCGATGTTAACTACTCGTCCCATCATACGAATAATAGGAAGACGAGTCAGTCTATATTCGTAAGGACCAGAAAGAATTTCATAACCAGTCACTAGGTGCATCTGGGCATAAGTACAAGGAGCCAAACGAGTCCTCATAGGTTTGCCGTGCTTAGTGATTAGTTCATCAAGATCTTCGTCGACGACTCTAATAGAACCATCTTCAAAAAGACAAAGCAACCGATCTCTTTCAATCAGTCGCCAGTATTCTGTAACCTTGACACCATCGGCTTCAATCCAACCTTCTGTGTATAATTGGTTATAAATAGTAGTAGAAAGAGCAGCCGGTTTACATTCTGGCCACTTCTTGTTAAAGTCCTTAGTAGGAATTAAATCATCTACAAAGACATGACGGGCGTCTCGACCAGTAGGATCGACAGACATTCTATCCCAGACAACAGAAAGGGCGTCATCAATAGGACGAACAAAAATGTCTTGGTCAAAGACGTCGTCTTTCGAATACTCTACAGCAATACGAAAAGCGCCATCACCACACTGTACAGTCGATTCAAAGGCGTTGTCATAGACACGATCTGCTCTAGATTGAGTCTCAATAGAACGAATCAGATCGGCACGAATGTCCGCCATGTCGGTGTCGCCGTTCTCAGTAGGAAGGACTTTTACACCTCTCTTACTTTCACGCCAGTCACCAACCAACTGTGCAATAAATTGTGGTACGGAGTTAATGACAAGACAGGGAAGACCTTTACGTTGATCAAGAACCACAGGGTCCCATTGTTCACCAGCAGTAAATTTTTTGTCTTCAATTGCTTGTTCACGATTCTTTTTATCAAACTCGAGATCGAGGTTATACTCGTCTCTCATGTCTTCTAGAAATTCGTCTACTGAGTCAAAACCCTCAGGGACGTAACTCTTCTTGACAGGCTTGGTTTCGAAACCCAACACGTCGACAGGAGTTGCCTCAGAGGTGTCTTTATCACCGTCTCTATCAGTGTCTTTAGTCAAGGTGTTAGGTTTCTTTGCCAATTATCCAGCCATCCACATATTAGGGTTTTGAGAAATAGGTGTATCCCACCTTTGTTTGATTACTTTATCAATGATAGTTTCTTTAGTTTCGTCTTTTTCGACACGGCGTCTTCCTGTGATCTTATCAAAGATTTCAGTAAGCCCCCATACGAGGGCGTCGACACGATCTGGAGAACCCATTCCGTTAGTACGGATGTTATCTACAGAGAAAGTACACATCTGGTCTTCAAGGAGGTCGTGCCTTCCGACGTGATGTACTCTATTTTGTTCGTACAAAGCCGAGATAGGTTCGGCACGAATGAACTTACCTCTAGAGGCGTGAACAAGCTTAGGAACAAGAGTACGGTCGACTGCTTTAATAACAGAAGCCACCATCTCACCTCCTTGATTCTTTTCGGCAACAATTTTATCGGCAGACCATTTCCTGTACATATGAACTGCTTTACGAGCCCATTCCTCAGGAGAGCCTTTCAAAGAAGCATCTTCAAGGACATAACCTCGGGCGTAGCCGTCTGCATCACGAGCAAGACCAACAACAATAATACCATTCTCGTCAGAACCTTCGTTATTACTGGTCGAAGGATCAACTGCAACAATGACTCTCTCGAGATCTTGAGGGACTTCTTGGACTCTATTTGCGTCTATATTAGAACGCTGCCAAAGAGCGCCAGGCATGTCGTCGAGAATCTCGCCATCAAGTTCCTGACGGCCTAGACGAGTACCACCAAATCGTTGTTCAATCTGGTGCATAAAAGTTTCTGCTAGGTTGTCTTTGTTGTCAAAAGTTTTACCTTTAGTAACTCTGACGTAAGGATCATTTAGCATCTTCTTCAGAAGAGGAAGAGGTCGAGGAGTAGTAGTCAGAATTTGACGAGGATGCTCACCAAGACGAAGGCCAAACTGCAACTGATCCCATGTTTCTTGGATATACTTCCATTTAGCGATTTCGTCGCACCAGGCGGCGTCATGCTGAGGACCACGAAGCTGATCAGGTTCGGTCGCGTTGTACGTTGTAGCAATGGCTCCATTAGGCCATTTAAGTTGTCTCAAAGACGGGAAATATTCGGGCCGCTCGTCTTTGGGACCAATATTAAGCAGGCCCGACTCACCGTCTACCATGACTCCTCGAACGTCGGCGGTGGTCTCTCCTACAAGAGCGATTCTTCCATACTTGCCAGACATAACCCAAGAACGGATTGTCTCGGCACCAGTACGAGTCTTACCCCAGCCACGACCTGCAAGAATAAGCCAGGTCATCCAGTGATCACCAGAAGGAGGAAGTTGATCAGGACGAGCCCAGAACTCCCATTTCCATTTTAGAACGGCTTGCTCCTCAATGCTGAGTTTGCTCAGCCACTCCATCCTCTCTTCCTCGTTTAGCGAGGCCAGCAATTGCGCGGGTGAAAGCATCTGCATCTTCTTGTACCTTTTCGTATTTAATTGCTTCGCCGTCTTTACCTGTAATCTCGGTCCGTTCGACGAACATCCCTAGGTGTTTAGCAAGAAGCTCTGCGGCACGGAGGACAGCAGTGGGGTTGTAGTTATCAGAACGCTCAGAACGTTCAAGTGTGTGTACCAGTTTACGAATGACGTAATTTGCGTCTACATCAATTGAATCGGACCTCTCGCGGAGAAGCAAATCAACGGCTGCACGGACGCCAGGATGAGTCAAGAGCTCATAACCCTGTCTGTTCATGTATTCGCCTTGATAGCCTGCTCTACGGGCAGCAGCGGCTGCATTGAAGTCTTTTACGTACTCAATTGCAAAAGATCTTTGACGAGGAGTGAGGTTGTCAATGACGCCTTCGATGTCCCCGTTATTAAGAGCTTCTTGGACACGAGGTTTAACAGACATTTTTCGTTCTCTGTACGTCTTTCTGATACGTTTTTTAGCCTCGGGAATTTCAGTCATTTTTATCTCTTTAAAAAATAAGAAGGTTTTCTTTACCTTATACTATATTATACCATAATTTGAAGCAAATGTCAAGAGAAATCGTACATAGATATGAAAATAAT